CCAAGTGCCAGTGCGATGCCTGAAAAACCGGCATAAGTGCTAGGCTCTTTCAAGCGGTTTACTAACCAAGATACGATTTTCATGCTAATTTCCTTTACGCTTCATTGGCGGAAAACACTCCGCCCTTCATGTAAACAGGCTTGCCAATGACTGGCTCGCCCCTTGGCCAACGAGATGCTATCAGCCGAGATTTGCCCAGCTTCATCACGTTAACGGCGTTGCCTTGGTTCCCACCAAAGACGAAGTAATGTCCTGCGTCCTCGCCAACGTAGAAGCCAACGTGGCCACCACCTGCGCGGTCAAAGACAAGGATTGCGCCCGGCGCGAGGCGATCGCGCTGCAATAGCGCGCCGTAGTCGGCCCAAGCCTTCGCCCGCATGTACATCTTGGGGTACGGCAGATCGACAAAATTTAAGCAGTGCGCGACAAATACACCGCACCAAGGCGTCTCGTCATTGCGCCACCACGCGCCCAGCTTGTCGAGCCAGCCTAAGATGGTCGTGTTGTGCTTCGGGCCACGCACCTCATAAAGGCCTGTGTACGTCTCGGCGATCTTCAACCACTTCGGTTTACTCATCTCGCGTCTCCTAAAAAATGCCCTTTGCCAAGAGGGCCACGCCCGCGCCCGCAAGGCCGACCAATGCTCGGTCAACCCACACGGCCGCGCTGTTAAGTTTTGGCTGCGCTTTTTCAACAACGGACACCCGCGCGTCGAGTGCGTCCAGATCCTGCGTCATGCCTTCCTCGACTTTGCTGATGGCCTTAAATGCCCGATCCAACGCGGCAGCTATTTGACCCTGTTGTTGTTCGACGAGGGCAAGCTTGGTAATTGCATCTGACAGCTTGTTAAGCGCGGCCTTAACCTCACCAACGTCTTTGTGCAGTGCGTCAAGCTTCACCGCAAATATATCCTCGGACATTTCCACCGCCCTACTTCAAGTTTCTGAGCTTATAGACGGTAGATAGATACACTTCTGTGACACCGTCGACTAAATTGGCCACAGCGCGGTTGCCCTTGCAGACGCTTTCGTGGTTCTCTTCAATCCAGTCGGCGTCAGCCTCTAGGAGCTTCAGCACGTCACCATCGACCATCTTTGGGGCTGGTATGTTACCGATGAGGCTGAATGCGCCTTGGTAGGCCTCCACGAGGCTGTCGATCGCGTCAATGATGTCGTCGTAGAAGCGGCCCAACGCCTTGTGCTTTGCGTAGCTACCCTCGCCCTTGGCGCGCCAATGCTCGAAGTGTGCGACGTTGCGTGCGTAAAAGACGCGGCTAATAAGTTCCTCGATCATTATGCAATCCTCTCCGCAGCAACAACGATAGACGGAATAGCTGGAGCAATGGCCCCAGCCACTGTGGCGTCAGCCGTAACAGCGACGTTTGAAACAAAAAACATCACTTCGATATATTGGCCTGCCGTGACCGTTTCAAACCAAGTTGTACTGTGATCTGCCAACCCACCATCGCTCAATTTTGGAACAACAATAGAACTTGCAGAGGCTACAATGTTGGTTCCGTTCTTCCTCAACCAAATAGTGGCCGTGTGATCCGCCGCCGCTGAGTTAGCAAACTGAGTGGAATGCGATATTTGATACGTTCCGGCCTCTGCAAACGTGATCTGAGTGCTGGAATTTACAGTAATGCCGACGCCCGTGGTTCCGGTGTTCAATGTCAGGGCAGTGGCGGTTGATACACTTCCCGTCTGATCCAAAGTGCTTGAAGCGTTGATCCATGCGCGGCCCGCTAGATCGTTAAATGGAATTGTGGCCGATGCCGTCATGGCCGTAACGCCAGTCCCCTTAACGTAGCCGGTCAGCGTCGCCGCGCCTGTACCGCCGTTGGGAACTGTGATTGAGCCTGTAAGATCCGCCACAGGGATAGTGGCCGCCGCCGTCATGACTGCGGTGCCGTTGCCCTTAACGTAGCCAGTCAGCGTTGCTGCGCCTGTGCCACCTGTCGCAACGGTGCGGACGTTCGTGGCCGAGGCCGCCACAGCGCTTGCCGCGACACTCGTGCTGATGCCGCCTTGAACTAGCTCAAGAAGTTCAGTGCCGGCTAAAGGGGTACTAGCGCCGGGTAGAGCTGAGATTTTTACGTCTGCCATTTAATCAATCCTTCATAAAAACAATGCTGGCGGCGGGAGACATCGCGCCACCAGCACTGCCACAACCCAAGGAGAGCCTTCCTCGGGGGTTCATGGAGTAAGTGGCGTGTCTGGTCGGGGATACCGAAGCGCAATAACTTCAGGTTGCCGAGCGGGCAGGCGATATGGGTCGTACTCGTCAAGATCCACTTTACAGACGCGCAGTCCGGGGTAGTTTGGATCTGAGTACAATTCGTCAAGGCTCATCTTGCGGCTGCATCGAGCGCATATGCCGATGCCCAGAGTACTCTTCCCTCGCGTGTCAAGAAAAACTGGCATTACTTAATTCCTTTCCGCAAATTCGCAGCTATCGTGCGAGGGTCGGATGCCCGCCCTTTTTTTCGCTGCGTTACTGCGAACGTCGTGCATGTGCTTCGCGAACTTAGGATCGATTGCTACTCGGTTTGCTATAGCGTCCGTGGCCAATTTCGCCCTAGCTTTCCATTTGGCGTCCGCTTGAGCCGCAAACTCGGGATCAGCAGTGATACGCTCTTTACGGTTAGCCCAACGTGTTTTTGCGGCTTCGCTCATGCGGGATTTATACCACGCATCATACCCAGGGTCTTTACGTTTTTCCGCGATAGTTGCGTGCATCTTATTTGCCTGATTACGCATTATACCTAGCTGTTCTTCGCGTACGTCCGCACCCATAGCGTCAAGCAATTCGCGAGGGGCAAAACCACCTGCGGCACCTCCAACATTATACCCCGATGGAGCCATAGTACCCCAGTCAGACATAAATTGACGTTCTAATTCTACTTGCAATTTTGCAGGGGCTGTAAATAGCACTTTCCATTCAAAAGCATTGTACCCGTACTTACGCATGGCCCGATGCAGAGGGCTATTGTTCTTACGCTGTTCGGCATGTCGCTTGTGCAAATCCCAACGGTTACGCACGTCAATAGAACGCCCAATGTACTTTTTGCCGCTTTCTTTATGGCGGATCATGTAAATGCCAGAAATTGTCATTTTGTGTAGGGGCTTATGTTAGGCGCAATCATCATCGGCGAGTTGTCGCGCTCCTCGGCCTGCGCCACGGCCAGTGCCTGCGCGGCCTTGGCGTCGAGCATCCCGACAAGGTTTACGTCCACGTCAACAAGCTCAAGCGCCATTTTTGCAGCCAGCATTGAGACGAGCGCCTCGTACCAGCGCTGTGGGACTTCGACTTGCTGCGACATGGTTCCGACGTCCATGATGTGGCGCTGCACCCACGTGACAACCTGATACACTTCCGCCTGCGCGTTCGGCACGGGCCAAATGTTCAGGACAGGCGACTGCGCCTGCCGATCGAGCCAGAACTGCAAGGGGCGGTTAGACTGGAAGCTTTTGTTGGGTAGGTTCGTGTAGTCGTCGCGGTTCATGCGCGCCATTGGGATCTCGGTCGGCGAGTTGCCGAGGTATATCTGGCTGAAGCTTAAAGTGCCTGTCACGGCTACGACGCGAAAGTATTGGGTGGCGACGCTACTGTTCAGGTCAAACCAAACACGCTCGCCAGCGGCTGCGGTCTGATCTTCGTTCTGAATAATGGTCCACGTAATGGCGTCGTCGCTGCGCTGCAACGAGACAGGCACGGAAGGGGCCGACCACAAGATGCCGACGGTGCTGACTGCGGTGGCATCGGTGGCGCTGCCGAAGTCCACCGTGCGGCTGGTCGACGTGTCGGTGTTAGTGCCGGTTACCTCTTGCAGTGTGCGCAAATTGGTGTTCAGAAGATCGACAGTGCCAGAGTATGTCGTAATTGTCGGTGTGCCCTCGTAAAGCGGGTATAGGCACTTTTGAATGCACCACAGCGGGACGCCTTGGTTTGCGAGATCCGACAGCAGTAAGTACAGCATATCGTTTGCGATGCTGATGGTCTCGGCCGTTATCTGTTCTGCGGGCATACGGCAGCGCCGCACTGCGTTGTCTATAACACGCTGCGTTGTGAAAACCGTCTGTGATACCGTATTGGAATAGGCCATATGGTTTTGCTCGCTTGGTTAAGGCAGCAGCTCTCCACAACGGGCGAGCATCTCTGGCGGGACATCTTTAACAGACAATTTATGCAATGTAAACGTCAGTCGAGTGGGAACGGCTGCCGTGTCGAGGAAGTCAAGGGTATGCTTTGCCTTGCGGCGTTTGGCGGGGCCGGCAATGCACCTCGCGGATCTGGATTTACGTTAGGGCCGCTAGGTCTTATGTCGTTCGGGTGGAACGGGTACAGATAGGCGAACGCATTGTAGAAGGTGTTCGTGTTGACATACAGCGCTGGCGCAATGTTTTGAGTGACGCCAGTGGATATGTGGGCCGAATAGAAGACGTTCGTATTGGTGAATAGCGCGGGCGTGAGGTTCTTTACAGACGATACTGTCGCCGAATAGAAGACGTTCGTGTTGGTGAAGAGCGCAGGCGTGAGGTTCTTTACAGACGATACTGTCGCCGAATAGAAGACGTTCGTGTTGGTGAAGAGCGCAGGCGTGAGGTTCTGTACGGAAACAGTGTACGTGATAATAATTGCGCCCTGAGCGCCGGAGCCCCCATTGGCTTGTGTACCGCCAGAGCCAGCAGTGCCGCCGCCGCCGCCATATCCACCACCAGCGCCACCCGCTCCCGCAATAGGACTGCCAGTACCAGAAGAACCACCGCCGCCAGCACCGCCGCCGCCAGACCCCGCAGTGCCTCCAGCAGAGATAGCAAATTCAGACCCAGCACCACCAGCAGCACCAGCGCCAGCAGTAATAGACGCACCGTTTGTGCCGCCGCCGCCACCGCCACCGCCCCCATTCGTACCAGCCGTTCCCGCAGTTGGGGCCGTTGCGCTACCTGTTCCACCAGTGCCGCCTGCGCCGCCGGCATATGTTAAACCGCCAGCGCCACCGTTACTATTTGCAGCCGCAGTAGAAGCACCGCCAACGCCGCCAACACCACCACCACCACCGCCGCCACTTCCCCCTAAAATTCCAGAAGCACCGCCAACGCGACCTACTCCAAGCGAACTACCCGCAGAACCGCCGCCTCCAGAACCTGACTTACCCGCGCCAGCGCCAGCACCGCCAGCACCGCCAGAGTTCTTGGTTGTCCCCCATCCAGATGCGGACGCGCCACCAGCACCACCCGTTGTGTTGGCAGTACCAACCCCACCCTTGGCAAGCAGGCCAGTTAGGTTGGACGTTGGGGCTGTGTTAGCAGATGTTTGAGTTGAGGTGTTCCAGTTTAGCCAAGTGTCCCCGCCCGTTCCACCAGCGGTATTATCGGCCGTAGCGCCCGTGCCGCCAGAGCCGATGTTGATGAACACAGTGGCCGCAGCGGTAAAGTTAAGGTTGGTGCTTTGCGACCAAGCGCCGCCGCCAGCGCCGCCAAAAGCCTCACCGGCACGGCACCGACCACCGCCACCGCCACCACCGATGACAGTGACAGACGCGTTAACGGCGGTGTCAAGGTCAGCCGGAACCGTAAACGAAGTTCCAGATGTGATGAGGATGGTTTTAGTAGCCATCAGACCGCCGGTTCAGGCGGAATAAACT